CTTCTGTAACAGATAATACTGGAACAATATCTCTTACGTATGCTTTAGTCGGGGCAGATGCAACATATACTTTGCCAGTAGTCCTTCCACAGGTCTTGGACTTTACGTTAAATGATGTAGGGGGTTCATCAGTTATTGGTTACAAGATGCTACTGGACCAAGGTCAAATAGCAGGAGTATACGCTAGTACTCCTTACAGCAACCCAGGGGATTCGGCAAGTCAGTGGGTTATACTTGGCTCCAATGTAAGCGCACTGGCAATTAACCTAGCGGATCCTACCATTACGTACGACCTTCCATATCAGTCAGGAGAAACGGCTCCGCCGTTTTCAGATATGATGCAAGCCTTTAACAAGGTGTTCTTATTCCGTGATGGTCAGACTGCTCTGGAATGGGACGGCAGCTTTGCTGATGTTAATTTAACAGATCTTAATTTAGATAAGACATATATTATTACTAGCTTGGGCGACACGACTCAAGAGCAGTGGAACACAATTGCTGGAACCACGGAAGTAACCTATGAGGTTAATGATGTTATTACAATTGATACTATAGGAACGGGAACAGGTACGGTGCGTTCTGGGTTTTCACCCGTTGCTAGTGGAGTATACACTCAGCCAGTTCAGATTGATTGCCTTCCTGGAGAATTCGCAATTACCAATAGTATAGCATCGGTTTCTGGATCTCACGATGTAAAGGTGGGGGATGGTATTACTGTAATGTCAGCAAGTACCAGCGGAGCAACAGATGCAGACTCTGGACTTACCATTGGTCAGGACTACGTTGTAAATAAAGTTTTCACACTGGGTGAAACCTTTACCGGTATTACTCTTGCTGAAAATAATGGGTTAGAAGGACCTGGGGATTATGAGGGTCTTTATAAATATACTATCACTACAAACGTAGCGCATAATCTAGTGAGTGGTGAACCGATCATTATGGATCAATGGGTTCCAAATGGCATTGCCTTTAATGGATCATTCTTTACTCAAGAAATACCAGATTCCAATAACTTTATTATCTATACTGACTTTAATATCAATCCAACCGAGGCTTCATATGCAAATGCTCGTGCAGGAATTAATGCAGGGTTTCAATTTATACTTGATTCAGGAACAGTTACTACGCACGTAAATGACGGTGCATCCTTATTTACTGATCCTATCTTTACTAAAAAAGTTTCAGCTGGACTAGGCTTTACCCATATGCCAGCACCTCCATATGCTACATATCACCAGCGTAGATTGGTTATGCCGTATCGCTATGCGGTTAATGATACAGAAGGCCAATACACACCTAGAGATAACTTGGACGAAGTTATTATATCTGACATTCTGGACGCAGATACCTATGACCAGATCTATGGTCAGTACAGGTTCAATGCTGGAACGGCTGACTTTAATGTTGGACTACTGTCCTTTGCGGATGACAAGCTAGTAGTATTTAACCGTAACTCAATTCACTTAGTGCTAGGCAGCACCCCTGAGTCTGCTTCGGTTCAATTGATTACAAATGAAGTAGGTTGCTTAGCCCGTAAGACGATTGTTCAAATTGGTAATAACGTAATGTTTCTTTCTGATAATGGTGTATACGGAGCAAACTTCCAGGATCTGTACAACCTTCGTGGTAGCGAACTACCGCTGAGTAGCAGCATCCAGACTACCATTGATAAGATTAACCGTCAGTACTGGGATCAGTCCGTAGCTGTTTACTTTAATAATCGCTACTACATTGCTGTTCCGACTGGATCAAGCACCGTAAATAATACCATCCTTGTCTTTAACTTTATAAACAAGCAGTGGGAGTCCGTGGATAGTACCTCTGACGTGGACTGGGACATCGAGAACTTAATTGTAGCGGGCAAGAAGGGTGACCGTGCAGTATACGCAGTGAATGCCCTTGGAGGGCTTCACAGGGTTGATGCTCGACCCGATGGCGTTGATCGACTGGCTACTACTATTCCAGTACAGGGAGCACAGGAGGGCGTTATCTACAGCATCCCTGCTGAAGTAACTACCCGTCAGTTTACCTTTAATGACTTCGGTCGTAAGCGTTGGAATGAATTTGAGATGCACGTGCAGTCCAGTGCCTCGGAGCAGTCCGACTTTGATATTTCAGCCGAAGTAGAAAACATTGACGCAGAGGTAGATCTTAATACACTAAGTTCATACATTGACGGAAGGCTAGACATTGACGAGGATGTTTCCATACGTGGTAGAATAGGTAACCGCCGAGGATACGGCATTCAATTTACAATTAATAATACACAGGGTCGCCCAAGAGTCCGAGGAATAAAAGTCTCAGGAGCACCTGCATCAAGATCAACAACTAGCGTACAATAATTATGGCCATCATTAATACAGGGCAGACGTTTGCTCCAACAGATACAGTCACAAACACAAAGCTACAGGATATTGCTGATGCAGCAACATTCGATGACCCAGCGGATGAAACAAGCCTTGAGCTAATCACTGGTGGTGCTAATACAGGCAAGCTTGGTGTCAAGGACGATGGGATCACTCCAGCTAAACTTAGTACGGGCGGACCAGAGTGGGACTCTACTGGTAACTTGTTCGTAACCAAGGTTGTTGCCCCAGAATCTGCTGATCGATTACTAATTCGTTCAGACCCAGAGGCTCCAGGGACTGGGACGGATGGCGGTAGTCAATTTGCATTGTATAGTTCAGATTCAGATTTTGCTGATCAAATCTATTACAGGGCAGACTTTCATACTTTTAATAATATTGCTGGTGATTTACAAGGAAGCATACCATATGGTCCTGTTCCTTCTCAGCCGTATCACTTTGTTCGTAAGGATTATGTAGATGAATATTCAATGACATACAGCGGATCAACTGGGACATTTAGCACAACTGCTGGTACATTTGTTGACCTGGATCTTTCTTCTATTGTTGGTTCAAATCGTGCATTAGTTATACTAGAAGTTTATGATAGTAGCGTAGCCAATAGTATATTCTACAGAACGAAAGGTTCGACGCTCGTTCCCTATGCAGGAACTACTTATTCTGGATGGGGGGCCGCTTCTGGCACATTAGGTAACAATGACAATGGTGGAACTGTTGTTGTGATGACTGATGAAAATGGAATTATTCAACATCGTGCAGACAACACATCAACTGGCGTTAAATACACAATCCAAGCCTTTCAAAAACTTTTAATTCCAACTCCTTAACAATTTAATATTATGGCCATTATAAATAAAGGAACAGCTTTCTCCAACGGGGAACAACTATCAGCAGGCAAGCTTAATGATTTAATAGATGAAGCTACCTTTGGGATTGACTCCGTTGATAACGCTAGTACAATCGTAAACGCCAACGGAGCTATCACAGTTCGTGACAGCGGTGTTACCGCTGCTAAACTAGCTACGGGTGCTGTTACTGCAAGTAAGATCCTGGACGCTAATGTTACTAAGGCTAAAATTGAAAACGTATCTGACTACAAAGTTCTCGGCAACGTAAGCGGTGCTGCCGCTGCACCAGCAGAGGTAGCCATCTTAGACGAAGATGATATGGTATCTGACTCGGATACGGCACTTGCTACACAGCAAAGCATTAAGGCTTACGTAGATAGTCTTGGTTTGACCACAACACTCCCTTCTCAAAGTGGTGGTGTATCTACTGAAGGTGAACAAGGTTCTATGAATGTTGGTCCTTTAATAATTAAATATGGCACTATAAATTCTACTGGTGGTACAACAAGTTATTCATTTACTGATGCTTTTCCTAGTGCTATTATTGGTGTCAATACAACCGTTCAGGAACGTGTTGGTAGTGCTTCCTATACGAGTGGTGCTGATACTCTTACTACCTCTGGGTTTGTATTACAGTCTTATATTGATACAAGTTTTGGAGCTGTTGGTCGTGTATTTTTTGTTGCTTACGGATTCTAATGAACCCCCTCCTTCAATCAGTACAACTAGCGTTGCAAAACGCTACGCAAAAGGAAGCCCTTGTCTACATCGACAAGGTAGTGGACTTCTGTATTGAAAAGGAAAACGGCAAGGTACTGGACGGATGGCCCCGTGACTTAATACAACTACTTGTATCCTACCATATGGCTAAGGATACCTTTATTGCAGAGCAGGACACAGAGGGTAATATCTTAGGGGTCTTTATGTGGTATAATTGCGACGAAGAAGACGACTGGTTCTTTGTTCAGAACTGGGAGTCGGACAAGGAAGACGGCAATGCAATCTTTATGGCCTTCCTATTTGCGGAGGATAATCAAACTTTTAAAAAACTTACACATAACTTCATCATCAAATGCCCTGAGGTTATGCAGAAGAAACTACTGGGCATACGATACAGGCAAGGTGCTCCCACTAAAGTGGTATACAGCACTGCATTATTCAACAAAATCTTAGGAATATAATATTATGGGAGGCGGAAAAGGAGGATCACCAAGAGCACCAAAACCAATTGACCCTGGAAAGTCAATGGGTGAATACTTATTTGGGAAGGGCTTTACGGGCTACCAAGGCATCACGGACCCTCGATTGCAGGAGCGATTGATTAGTGCTGAACGGACGTACCGTCCGCAGTACACGGCCCTAGAGCTGGCTGACATCGGCGTAATGGCTCGTGGCATTGAGGCTGGTGCAGCTAACCCTGAGTACGCACGTCTAGAGGCAGAGCTTGCTGGTTTAAAAGCAGGTCAAGAATATGTGTCATTGAATAGTACAGAGCGGGGTAAAGCACTGTACAAAAGAGCGCAGGAACTTTATCCAGATAGTAAGAGAGGTAGGGGTCAGCGTGGAAGAGGTGGTCTCCGTGCAGATAAAGAACGGGCAGCACATAGAAAAGCTTTTATTGAATCAAGTAAGAGTTCAGGTGCGGGGGATCGTGCAGCTAAAATTGCACAGCTTGAGACACAACTTGAAGGTATGTCTCCGACCCTTGAGGCAACCCCTGGCTTGTTTGACCTCCTTGAAGAGCAGTCAACCCGTGCAGGTGCATTACAGCGTGAGCAACTAGGCTTAC